GAGTGGAAGTTACTTTTAGATAAATTGCTCACCAAGCCAGAAGACCTGAATCAACTAGTAAAAGATTACAGTGAAGCTGAGCCTGCACAGAAAAAACAAGCTATTTCCAAGTCTGGTTTATTTGAATATTTATCAGCTTTTGCAAATGCATCGACTGTTTATCAATTCCTTGAAGGCATGGTTAAGTCTTTACTGGAAAATTCATAATTTATGGACAAACCAGCTGGCTAGTTTCGCGACGCTTCACAGCGTGGCTAACCGTGTTGTGCAGAGTGGAGAACATCATCAGGCGCTCTGCTCGAAAGCGCCTTGTGATGGTCACTTCACTGTTTCGATGGTTGCACCGCTGGAGTTCATGACGTAAAGCTGATCACCCCGGTAGAGGAACTGGTAACCAATACCACCCTCTTCAGGAATGCCGGGAAAAACTGCGGAATTGAGAGAGGAACAGATAACGGCAATGCAGTCCGCCCGGCTTACTCCCTCTCTTTCTACCCATACGGTATCTTCAGGCTGAAGCTCCTCGGTCATTTCCTCATCGCTGAAGGTTGGAAATACCTGCTCGATGATGCACGGTGATTTAAGCCCAATCGCGTCAGCAGCCTCAAAAGCCTGCGTCCACTGAACCGATCCCGGCCTGCCAATATTCACCTCTTTAATTTCGTAAAGAGAAGTCGCGTTATCGACGATCTGCTTAACAGTAAACATTCTTCTTTTCCTTCTTCTGGTCACAAAAAAGCCCCGCTGATGCGAGGCCTGGTTTCTACTTTATGGCGTTGTAGTACGCCTGCCAGCGATACTTATCCAGCCGCAACTGGCGCAGGCATTGCGCTGTCTCGATGTCCGCCTGTAGATCGGCGTCGCTGTCTGCACCAGCATCACTTCCCTTGCACGGGTCCTGCATCAAATCCGCTGATGGAGTTGGCAGCGTCGATAGCCCGTTGCCGCAGCCGGACAGACTCATCATCAAAAACACAAACGGTACGATTCGGATCCTGGACATATTTCACCACGTCGCGGGTTATGGTTCGGTAGATGATCCGGCCTTCGTCGCTGGCCTGCGCGGCCTTCTGTTTCGGCTCGGTCTACGTCTCGCTGACTCGGTTTGCTGTAACTTGCGTGATCCTTCATGGATAATTCCTTTAGGTTGAATTAGTTAATGCGCATCCATTGATGCGGTTGTGTTTGCCATCCCGTAGCAGGCTGGCGAGCGTATTGTTAAAGAGCGGTGTATTAGCTTGCTTGCAGAAGACCAGCTAGGTCTGGGCGAATCTCAGCGGCTTTAACTTTGCCGCCGGTTGCATTGACGATTGGCATAACGTACCGAGCGTCAATACCGCCTCCATGTAGCCAGCGCCATACCGTCGGCTGTGCCACACCACACAGGTCAGCCAATTTCTTTTGGCTGCCAGCGATATTCACAGCTCGCTGGATAACTTTGTTTGTCATATCCAATTCCTTTGCGTATTGGTGTATGAGGATAATAGCAATGAGTATTGAATTTGGCAATAGCAAAACGTGTTTTGACCATCAATACTCTTGCGTATAAATTGAATCCTATGAAAAATGAAACTCTTGCAGACCGCCTTACAAAGGCGATGAATGATTCCGGAATGACCCAGGGAGCTTTAGCTAAAGCTTCTGGCGTCGCACAACCTACGATCTGGCGACTAACGAGTGGTAACGCTCGTGGTTCAACGAAGATTGTCGAGATCGCTAATGCGCTGGGTGTAAGGGTTGAATGGCTTTCAACTGGAGAGGGGCCAATGCAAGATGGTTCAGAACGGTTAATAGATAAATCAAGCAAAGCAGACTCGAGTACTTATAGAGTAGACGTTCTTGATGTTCAGGCAAGTGCGGGGCCGGGAACGATGTTATCCAACGACTTCATAGAGACAATCAGAGCCATTGAGTACACCCCCGAGAAAGGTCGAGCCTTGTTTGGGTCCATCCCAGCTGGATCGGTAAAGGTAATCACCGTTCGTGGCGACAGCATGGAAGGCACTATCGACCCAGGTGATGAAATCTTCGTAAACGTTAGCGTGAGAGGATTCGACGGTGACGGAATCTACGTTTTCGTCTTCGGGAATACCATGCACGTTAAGCGCCTGCAGATGCACAAGGACAAGCTGCTAGTCCTGTCTGATAACGAACGCTACAAAGAATGGTACATCGAGGATGGCGACATGGAGCGGTTCCACATCATGGCTAAAGTGCTGATCAAACAGACTATTGCCTATAAGCGCTTCGGATAATAACTTCACTGTCAACATCATTGCGCTTTAAGAAATAAAAGCAAAAATAGTTTACAAAGTGTTAAACACGCTAAAAATCAAAAACATATCACTATTAAAAGTTATTTTTTGTGATTGTTTTTTACACTTTAAGTAGTGACACTACAGGTGATGTCAATTAAAATGAGTAAAGTTAAAGATATCATTGATGACCTATCGAGAAGGAAAAATGATGTTGCCTGTGATGGGAAAGCCGGGCTGCGGCTCTACCTTGCTACGCTAGGGTTCGACGACAACCCGGGGAAAACTGTGGGTCACAGAGTATTTACCCATCAAAAGCTAAGCGATGATAGCGAATTCATCTCATTTTCAATAGATTGCGGACACAGCATGCGTAAGGGGATGAAGTTGCCTTACGTAGTCAAAACTATCGCTATGTTACGGAAGTACCAACCATATCTTGAAGCATTTGAGGAAGACGGCCATGCGTAATGCTGAAGAATACACAGTCTCAGTAAGGCGCGAGTACATTGAAGGCGAGTACTTATATGTAGCTCGTGTTGAGGAGTTGCCTGACGTGGAAGAGTATGCCGAATCGTTCGAGGAAGCCAGGGAGTTGGCACTTGATACCATTCGTACAACGCAGGAAGTTTTTGAAAAACAAGGGCGTACATTCCCAGCGCCAAAACCCTTCGTCGCTCCATCCACGACTGGTCGAGTTACATTACGTCTGCCCAAGTCAGTTCACGCGATGTGCATTGAGGAAGCTGAGACTGAAGGTGTAAGCCTGAACACATATATACTCACCTGCATAACGTCATATCGCAGGCCAGCTCCTGTTGGCGAAGAAAATTTCTACATACTGAATGCTAATGAGTTAACTTCATTCGTCAATAATCAGAGAAGCTGGAACCCTTTCAGCCATCTTGCTCCTAAAAAGTCAGGGATTAACGTCACATATGAGGCTAAGGGCAAAATAGAGCAGGTATCTTTTGCTGAATCAACGCCTGAGTTACCTCTTTCTTGTGGTGAAATTGCATCTAAATATAATAAGGCACGGTTCCAAAATGCGTGATTTTTTTAAATGTATTTCTCTTAGAGAGATCACACCTGATCATGTAACTCTTTCTTTTGATAGGGAAAGGGTGCAGTCAGAAAATGCTGAAGTAACATATTCCATACATACGGATATGGCGGAGTCTGAAAATGACAAAGCCTGCATGCTTAAAGTTAAGGCTGAAGCAAAGGCTACCCAAGGCGATCTCCCAGACATCTTCAACCTAACTTTAGGTGTAGAGTACGTATTCGACATTGACGATATGGAAGCATTCAAATCGGCCAGTGATGAAGAGAAGCTTAAATATTCTATTGCGTGTGTGTATTTAGATTTTAGATACCGCCTTACGATGAGCATGGCGAGTACAGGAATGACAGGATTTAAGCTACCCTACTCTATAGACAAACTCGCTAAAGAGTAGAATGACAAAAAGACCCGGCCACCGTGCCGGGTTTTTTGTGCCCTCAGTATCAGATCCCCAGCAAGCACCCTCCTTCGACCTTAAAAACCACCACGCGTATCACACCTCCAAAAATATCTGAAAATAAATCCCTATAGGTATCAATTACATAATACTTTTTGCTATTGAATTATATCAATACGTATTGCTATAGATAATACTCATTGCTATTATCAATCCATCGAAACGAAACATCGACAGCGGTACAGGAAGTTGAGCCGCGCCAGACAGGACGTCAGGCTGCTTATTTAACAAGATGATTCCTCCCTGATGCGGGGAGGCCGAAGAAAGTGCTTCGGGGTGTGGTGAAGGGTTCACGGACGGGAATATGTCGCACGTAAAGCGGCGAGGCCTGCGGAACTATTGCCGAATTGAAGTAGGCCGAAGCGGGTCGATCCGCTCAGGACGATTACAGGCCACCCGCAAAGACCCCGCAAAACCAAAATCCCCCTACCTGACCACTCGCCAGGCTTGCATTGCAGCCCTGCGCTCTCCGCTGCATACTGTCGCCGTGAGCGCGGGTGATGGCATAACAGAGGAATTGAAATGTCACTCTTCCGCAGAGGTGAAATCTGGTACGCATCGTACTCGCTCCCGGGCGGGAAGCGAATTAAGGAAAGCCTTGGGACTTCCGACAAACGGCTCGCTACTGAACTACATGACAAGCGCAAAGCTGAACTTTGGCGAGTAGACCGCCTGGGCGATTTCCCTGATGTAACGTTTGATGATGCATGTATGCGCTGGCTTGAGGAAAAGGCAGAGAAGAAGTCGCTGAAAGACGATCGCAGCCGGATGGCTTTCTGGCTGGCACACTTTGAGGGGATTCGATTAAAGGATGTCACCGAGCAACGGATTTACTCAGCTGTAAATAAGATGAGCAACCGCAAGCTGCTTGAGATATGGAGGATTCAGGCAGCCGCGGCGCAAAAGAATGGACAGCCAGCACCGGTGTATTCTGCCTCCCCCGTCACTACGTCCACGAAGGCTAAGCACCTGGCTCTGATGAAAGCCATTCTCCGCGCTGCAGAACGGGACTGGAAATGGCTGGAGAAGGCCCCAGTTATTAAGGTGCCTTCAGTAAGAAATAAGCGGGTACGGTGGCTGGAAAGGGATGAGGCCATGAGGTTGATAGATGAATGTCCTGAGCCGCTGAAGTCGGTAGTCAGGTTTGCACTGGCTACCGGCCTGCGGCGGTCGAACATCATCAATCTTGAATGGCAGCAGATCGACATGCAGCGTCGTGTTGCCTGGGTGAATCCGGAAGACAGCAAATCAAACAGAGCTATTGGCGTAGCCCTGAATGATACAGCCTGCCGGGTACTTCGTGAACAGATAGGCAACCACAGCAAATGGGTATTTGTTCACAAGAAGCCTGGGCATCGACCTGATGGATCTCTTACGGATAGCGTAAGGAAGATGCGAGTTGACGATCAGAATGCATGGAGCGCTGCCTGTCGTCGGGCCGGCATTGAGGATTTCCGTTTCCACGACCTGAGACATACATGGGCCAGCTGGCTGATTCAGTCCGGCGTGCCGTTGTCCGTTCTGCAGGAGATGGGTGGATGGGAGTCGATTGAAATGGTGCGCCGGTATGCTCACCTTGCACCTAATCACCTGACCGAACATGCGCGGCAAATTGACTCGATTTTGGGGGTTGATGTCCCAAATATGTCCCACATGGAATTAAAGGAGGAAGTTAAGAAGGCGTAAGTGGTTGAAAAATAATGGCACGCCCTACAGGATTCGAACCTGTGACCTACGGCTTAGAAGGCCGTTGCTCTATCCAGCTGAGCTAAGGGCGCATTGCGCGAGATGCTCCACCTAAACGGTGGAAACGCCTGGGATTATACGGTCAACGCCCGGTGAGTCAATGGCTTTGCGGTCAGATGCTGTTGAAATGAGCATCGAGCCGCACTTTAGGCCCCTCTCACGCATGAATAATGCAAACGTTAACTGACAGCACGGCGCGCTTCTGACACACTATACACCATCCCCTCTACTTCAATTTACAGATGGAATCTTCTCTCTGATGGTAGCAAAGATTATTGATGGTAAAACGATTGCGCAGCAGGTGCGCTCTGAGGTTGCGGAAAAAGTGAAGGCCCGCGTTGCGGCAGGATTACGCGCCCCGGGGCTGGCCGTTGTGCTGGTCGGCAGCAACCCTGCATCGCAGATTTACGTTGGCAGCAAACGCAAAGCGTGTGAAGAGGTGGGCTTTATCTCCCGCTCGTACGATCTGCCGGAAACCACCAGCGAAGCTGAACTGCTGACCCTGATCGACACACTCAACGCCGACCGTGAGATTGACGGCATTCTGGTACAGCTGCCGCTGCCGGCAGGTATCGATAACGTAAAGGTGCTGGAACGTATCGCGCCGGACAAAGACGTTGATGGCTTCCACCCCTACAACGTGGGCCGCCTGTGCCAGCGTGCGCCGCGCCTGCGCCCCTGCACCCCGCGCGGGATCGTTACCCTGCTGGAGCGCTACAACATCAACACCTACGGGCTGAATGCCGTGGTGATCGGCGCATCTAACATCGTGGGCCGCCCGATGAGCATGGAGCTGCTGCTGGCAGGCTGCACCACCACCGTCACCCATCGCTTTACCAAAAACCTGCGCCAGCACGTAGAGAACGCCGATCTGCTGATCGTCGCCGTGGGCAAGCCGGGCTTTATTCCTGGGGAGTGGATCAAAGAGGGAGCGATCGTTATTGACGTCGGCATCAACCGCCTCGAAAGCGGCAAAGTGGTCGGTGACGTGGTGTACGAAGACGCCGCCTCACGTGCCGCCTATATCACCCCCGTTCCGGGCGGCGTAGGCCCGATGACCGTCGCAACGCTGATTCAGAATACGTTGCAGGCGTGCGAAGAGTATCACGACGTAGAGGAAGCATAAGATGGCAACGTTCTCATTAGGTAAACATCCGCACGTTGAGCTGTGCGATCTGCTGAAGCTGGAAGGCTGGAGCGAAAGCGGCGCGCAGGCGAAAAATTTCATTGCCGATGGCCTGGTCAGCGTCGATGGCGTAGTGGAAACCCGCAAACGCTGCAAGGTCGTGGCAGGACAAACGGTCACCTTTGATGGTCAAAGTATCACTGTAACTGATTAATCCCGCCTAAATGGCCCTTAATTCATAAGGGCCATTGCTCGATCCACGTCAAAGAATAACAAATTCGTCTGGCTTCCCAGCAGATTTCTGTTGCGGCCCGCAATGGCTTAAATCACGATAAGTAAAACGTTCTACTAAAACGTTCTACTTAACGAAGTCA